ACATATCACCGGGCCTATGTTCAAAAGGATATGGCCAGATACGATTCGTACAACAGTATTTCATACAACTGATTTAGCAGGACTTGAAAAATTAAAAAGACTTGAGGGAGGAAAGAAGTCTATCTCAGCATTTTTCTCAATGATGTCACGTTATATGGAAACTGGTGTGGCCACAGGGGGAGATGTTCATGTTGTAGTAGAAATGGAAGCTGATGTACTTGTATCTGCTAAAGATGATATATGGAGTATAGTAGATAAAACAGGTAGAAGGTGGGTTGAAATGTCTTGGTTTGCAAATGCGACTAGAACCGGGCCTAAATTTGATAAAGTAGAAAAGGATCTTAATACTTTGATAAAGAATCTTGTTAAAAAACATCTTACCCCGATATTGGGGAGAAGCAAAGTCCAAAGTACACATGAATATGAACTCTGGAGCAACATGAAAAGTCATTTAAAAGCCGGTAGAGAAGGTGGTGGCAGTAGATTAAGATTAGTAATAAAAGACTATTTTGATGGAGTAGAAAAGGTTCTTAAAAAGAATTCAGAGGTAATGGGTAATATATTATATGGTTATGCAAAAGGAAAAAGAATGACAGATAATGCATGGGATGAACAAATAGTCAATAATATTGAGATTACAAAAGTACACGTTTGGAAAACTGGTCGTGATGATGTATGGGGCCCGGATGAGATTGGGCAACATATTACAGATGTAAATAAGTGGCCAATAAAAGTATGGGATGCTTCTATAGAGATAGAAATTTATACAAGAGAAGTTGTTGCAAAGGAAATAAAAAAATGAAAACATTTCAAGATTTTATACAAGAAGGGGTCAATGACCCAGGCATATTCAAAGCATTCTTCACTGCTGGTGGGCCGGGCTCTGGTAAATCTCATGTTGCTAGAGAATCTGGTGCTGGTAAAATGAATCCTTACGGACTAAAGGTAGTTGACTCAGACCCACTATTCACTAAAATGTTAAAAGATGCTGGTAAAGCAACTACTGCAAAGGACATATATTCAGATGAAGGTCAAGCCATAAGAGACAGAGCCAAAGCACTTATCACCAAACAAGAAAAGAATTATATGGATGGTCGCCTTGGACTCTTGATTGATGGAACTGGTAAAGACTATAACAAGATAAAGAACGCATCTGATAAGCTTAAAACTTTAGGATATGATACCTATATGATATTTGTCAATACTTCTTTAGATGTTGCTCTACAAAGAAATGAAGCACGGCCCAGAAGTCTAGATGAGGATGAGGTGAAAAAGATGTGGGATGCAGTTCAAAAGAATATGGGAAAATTTCAGTCCTATTTCGGTAGAAGTAGTTTTCTCTTAGTAGACAACAATTCCGCTGGTGAAGATGTTTTCACTAAAGTATTTGTAGAAATTGGAAAACTAATTGATACAAAACCATCAAGTAGAGCAGCAACTGCTTGGATAAAAAATCAACACGCTATCAACAGAAGGGGTTGACAAATCCTTAAAAGTATGTTATAATTATTATATTGACTGACATCTTATCCTTCATATCATGAGTATTATTACCGATACAAAATATCTAAGTCTTCTCTCTCCGCGATTAGACCGTTTCAAGAAAGTCAGAGACTATCTCTGGAACTTTCGTTGTCCTCAATGTGGAGACTCCCAAAAATCAAAATCTAAAGCAAGAGGTTATGTTTATCGTAAGAAGACAGACCTTTTCTTCAAATGTCATAATTGTGGTGTAGGTCAGTCTGTAGGTAATCTTATCAAAGACCTTGATCCATTTCTCCATAAACAATATATCATGGAGAGATACAGAGCAGGTGAAACTGGTAAAAGAAAATCTAAAGCACCAGAGTTCAAATTTGAGACACCAAAATTCAAACCAAAGAAAACCACTATAGATTTACCATCTATAGAGTCCTTACCAAAAGAACATTACGCAAGAGTTTATTGTGAAGGTAGAGAAATACCTCAGCAATTTATGGATAAAATCTTCTATGCAGAAGATTTCAAGAATTGGGCCCTTTCGGTATGTCAAGTCGATTACTCAAATTTGATGGGTAAAGAACCACGACTAGTGATACCCTTTTTCGATAGAGATAACCAACTCATCGGAGCACAGGGGCGGGCCCTACAAGAATCTAAGATTAGATATGTAACTGTTAAGGTACATGAAGATGCACCAAAGGTGTTTGGACTTGAAAGGTGGAATTCAGACCAACATACATATTTGGTAGAGGGGCCAATTGACTCACTCTTTCTTCCAAATTGTCTCGCAATGGCTGGTGCGGATATGTCTGATTTGACTCTCATTGATAAAGATAAGACTACACTTATATTTGATAATGAACCAAGAAACTTTCAAATAGTGAAAAGTATGGTAAGGTTTTTGAAGAATGGTTGGAAGATTGTGGTATGGCCAAATTCAATTACTTGTAAAGATATCAATGACATGGTTCTAACCAGTATAAAGGATGCTCGGTTAGTTGAAATTATAAATACAAATACTTACTCTGGTCAGCGGGGTGAGTGGGAAGTGAAAAGTTGGAAAAAAGTTTAGGTATGAAAACTATTCATCAACTAGGATTTGTAAAACTTCTAGATGTGATGGGTAATGATGAAGAAGTAGAGAACTCTGCTCGTATTAGTTATGGAGAAGGAACAAGAAAGGTAAATCAGACGCGGAACCTTATCCGTTACCTAATAAGACATAAACATACCTCACCCTTTGAGATGTGTGAAGTCAAGTTCCATTTGAAATTACCAATTTTTATAATGAGACAACTCGTAAGACACAGGACGGCAAACCTAAACGAGTACTCTGGCCGTTACTCAGTGATGAGTAATGAATACTATCTGCCTGAGGCTGATTACCTTCAAAAACAATCCAGTACAAACAACCAAGGAAGAGGTGAGAAACATTCTTCTACTGGTTTATTACATTTTGAATTCAATAGGGTTTATGATAATGCTCACATAGCATACGAAAATCTACTTGGAGAAGATATTGCGCGTGAACTAGCAAGAGCAGTGTTACCTGTTGCTAATTATACTGAATGTATTTGGAAAATTGACTTACATAATTTTTTTCATTTTGTAAAATTGAGGTCTGATAGTCATGCACAAAGAGAAATTAGAGACTATGCAGATGCAATGTATGAGTTAGTGAAACCGAATTTTCCTTTATGTTGTGAAGCATTTGAAGATTATGTACAAGGATCAACAACATTTTCAAAACAAGAAATGGAGGTTATTAGAGAACTTTTATCATATACAGATGCAAAGGCTGCACTAGCAGGAATGAGTGTTAAGGATGTTGGTGTTTTAGAGAGTAAATTAGGAAAACGAGAATCAAAAGAATTTTTAGAAAAATTAAAGCAAGGAGATGCAGAATGAGACTACCAACCATTTATCAAGAATACATCCACCTATCCAGATACGCACGATGGGATTACGATTTGGGAAGAAGGGAAACATGGGATGAAACAGTTGGTAGATATTTTAACTTTTTTACGGAGTGGTTGGAAGAGAAACATGATTATAAACTTGAAAATGGTCAAAGAATTGAACTAGAGAATACAGTCAAAGAACTGAAAGTGATGCCTTCAATGAGGTGTCTTATGACTGCGGGGCCAGCATTAGAAAAAGAAAATGTCGCTGGATATAATTGCGCTTATATTAAAGTCGATAATCCAAGATCATTTGACGAAATCCTTTATGTGTTGATGAATGGAACAGGAGTGGGGTTTTCTGTAGAACAAGAACACACTAATCAATTACCAGTAGTTCCAGATGAATTATATGATACTGATACTGTAGTAGTAGTTGCAGATTCAAAGTTGGGGTGGGCTAAGGCATTTAAAGAATTAGTATCATTGTTGTATGGTGGTCTTATTCCAAAGTGGGATGTATCTAAAGTAAGAGAAGCTGGTGCACCCCTCAAGACCTTTGGTGGACGGGCATCAGGCCCAGCTCCGCTAGTAGATTTGTTTAAATTTACAATAAATACTTTTAAGAGCTCTTTAGGTAGGAAATTACATCCAATAGAATGTCATGACATCGTATGCAAGACAGCAGAAATCGTGGTTGTGGGGGGTGTTCGTAGGAGTGCTCTCATCAGCCTGTCTAATCTTAATGATCGTGAGATGCGTTTCGCCAAGCATGGTGAGTGGTATACACACAATGTCCAAAGAGCACTTGCAAACAACTCGGTTAACTATAAAGAAAAACCAGACGTTGGTACTTTCATGCGAGAGTGGTTATCCCTATATGACTCCAAGTCGGGAGAACGTGGAATTTATAATGGTATGTCAGCCAAAAAAACAGTTGAACAATTAAATGAAAGATATAAAGATGAAGATGGAAAATTTATTACTAGACGAGCTACCAGAGAGGACTTTGGCACAAATCCTTGCAGCGAGATCATTTTACGGTCACGAGAATTCTGTAACCTTTCAGAGTGCGTTGTCAGACGAGAAGACACTCGCGAATCTCTCAAAGAAAAAGTTAGAACTGCGGCTATCCTTGGAACATTTCAATCTACCCTTACCAACTTTAGATACCTTTCCAGAGAGTGGAAAAAGAACTGTGATGAAGAACGATTATTGGGAGTATCACTCACAGGAATAATGGATAGTCCTCTTACAAATGGATCTAAAAAAGGACTAGATAAATTATTAGAAGAACTCAGGACTGTTGCTTATGAAACTAATAAAGAATGGGCAGACAAACTTGGAATTCCAGTTAGTGCAGCCATTACTTGTGTTAAACCTAGTGGTACTGTTAGTCAGCTTGTTGATAGTGCTTCTGGTATTCATGCCAGGCATAATCCTAATTATATCAGAACTGTAAGAGCGGATAACAAAGATCCTCTTTGTAAAATGATGAAAGGGGCGAATTTTCCAAACGAACCAGATGTAACCAAACCAGAACACACAACTGTTTTTTCTTTTCCAATGGAAAGCCCTAAAGGTGCAATTTGTCGTAAAGATATGACTGCAATTGAACAATTACAACTTTGGACTAAATATCAACAACATTGGTGTGAACACAAACCATCTATTACGGTTTCTGTTAAAGAACACGAATGGTTTGATGTTGGTGCATGGGTGTGGAACAATTTCGATTCAATTAGTGGTATTTCATTCTTACCTTTTAGTGAACATACATACAGACAAGCACCGTATCAAGATTGCACAAAAAAAGAATATGATGAATTGTTGGTCAAAATACCAAAAAAGGTAGATTGGACAACATTGTCTAATTATGAACAGCAAGATTATACGATAGCATCACAAGAACTTGCCTGTTCAGCAGAAAGTGGATGTGAGATTGTAGACCTTTAATTGGAGAGACATGGAAGTTGAATTGGATGTAGACTGTAATAATTGTAATGCGACATATACCATGATATACGATTCAGATGACATACAAACCAGACAGGAAGAACACGCATTCCATTGTGCTTTTTGTGGAATACTAATGGAACCTTATTATGACGAATTTTTTGAAGAAGATTGAATTTGTCGCAGGAATTGATTATTCACTAACATCGCCTGCAGTATGTGTAGCAGAAATAATTGACAATGAGATAAAATTTGAAAATTGTAAGTTTCATTTTTTGAAACAAAACAAGTCACATAAATCATTAAGTAAGATATTTGCATATGATTATCCAGAATATACGGATGACATTGAAAGATTTAGTAAACTTGCATCTTGGACTATTGAATGTATTCGGTGGTTTAATGGCCGGGTAGATAGAGTTTATTTGGAAGATTATGCATTTGCAGCGACAGGAAGAGTTTTCAATATTGGAGAGAATACAGGAATACTCTAAAAACAACTTAAAGAAGCCGGATTCAAATATGTTACAATCCCACCTACAGTAATTAAAAAACACGCCACAGGAAAAGGAAATGCCAATAAAGAATTAATGTATGAAACGTTTTTGTCAGAATCACATGTTGATTTAAAGAGTCAGTTGTCTCCAAAATCAACCAAAATTTCTAACCCTGTATCTGACATTGTAGATTCATTTTACATTTGTAAGACAGGATTTCACTTAAAGGAACAGTTATGCGAACCCCCAATGAGCAAAACCCTTATCTAGTTGAAACAAAAAATGGACAAATATTGAAATTTAGTAAAATAGATGCAGATAACGAAGCAGTAATTAAGCAGTTAGATGGTGATGATGTTGAAGTATTTCATGATGGGAAACTTCAATATAAATTACATGGTATTGAACAAGGTAAACTTTTTTAAGAAAAAACTTGACATTTTTGAAACAATTTGTTATAATAATACAATGGAAATAAAATATGTTTGATAAAATTTTACAGGTGGTTCTAAAGTTCTTTAGAAAAGAGAAACCAGAACCACCTACAGAAGAAAATAATGAATCTCTTGAAGCACTTGAAAGAGTGGAGGCTCTTGACAAGATCGGAGAACCTTCATGAGTATGATGAAGTTCGATGATTCCAAAATAAAAAAAATCCGAAAAAGAAAAGAACAAGGACTTCCACCACCACCAACTGACGGAGATGTGGTTGAACAATCAAAGAATGCAAAGGGTGGAAGTGAGTTAATTTATCAAAGAGTCAAGGAGAGGGTGCCTGATGATCTCTGGAACTACTTTCAAGTCATTCTTTCAAGAGTTCGTGAATATGAAGATAAACCAAAAATCCTTTGGTTTCAAGATACATCGAAAGATCCAGAAGTACAATTTCTAAAAGACAAATCTTATCGTGACAAGTTTGAACGATTTGTATTTCCTTCTGATTGGTCACTTGAAAAATATAATATAGATCTTGATATTGAATATGAAAAAAGTGTTGTACTAAAGAACGCAATAGAACCAATTCCAGTACATACCAAACCAAAAGACGGCCCGATTCGACTTGCATATACTTCTACACCACATCGGGGATTGGATGTATTGATTGGTGCATTTAAAGCATTGAAATTGGAAAATGTAGTACTTGATGTTTATTCAAGTTTTAAGATATATGGTTGGGAAGAACAAGACAAAGAATCTATTATAATATT